GTTCAAAATGCAAGTGAATTTCGATATACAATAGAAACTCGTCGTTTTACATATTAATGTTCACCGAAAAAACATTCGAAGAGAGAATGGCTTCTTGGAGCCTTTATAGAAACTCTCTTGAGCTAGTTGAAAATCCTAGTGAGTTAGCTTTTAAAGATTTTTCTAAAATAACACTGCATACTTTACAATTTGATCCTTGGAACGAAAACACCTGGCCAGATCCTTGGACATTAATAGATAAAAATAAATATTGTGCTTTTAGTCAAATCTTGTTTTTGTGCTATACCCTGCAGCTAATTAAACAATATACACAAAAAAAATTCTCTATTGTAATATATCAAAATCATGATACACACTCTATTGAATTTGCTTTCATGATCGACACTATTTATTATTTTGATCCAACAAAAAATACAAACAATCGAACAATATTAAATATAAAAAACATACCACCAGTACACTGAGGAAAAAATGAAAACAGAGATACAAATTGTCAAAAGAAAAGGATACAAAGAAAATTTAAACATTGATAAGATACATAAAGTTGTTGAGTTTGCGTGTGAAGGATTAGCTGGTGTAAGCAGCAGTCAAATAGAAATGAACGCTAATCTACAGTTTTATGATGGTATGACAACAAAAGAAATACAAGAAATCCTTGTACGTAGTGCAGACGATTTGATATCACTTGATCATCCAAATTACCAATATGCAGCAGCAAGACTACTTCTTTACGGTATGTACAAAGAATTGTTTGGATCGTATGATGTTATTCCTTTGTATGACATTGTAAAAAATAATGTAGAAAGAGGTGTGTATGACAAGGATATCTTAGTTTATTACACAGAGGAAGAATTCGTCAAATTAAATTCGTATATTAATCATAAAAGGGATGAAAATTTTACCTACGCAGGACTACGACAAATTGCTGACAAATATCTCTGTCAAGACCGGTCAACAGGTATTATCTTTGAATCTCCACAATACATGTACATGCTAATTGCTGCGACACTTTTTGCAAAATATCCGCCCGAGACTCGCATGCACTATATAAAACGTTATTATGATGCGTTGTCATTATTTAAAATCAACATTCCTACTCCGGTAATGGCCGGTGTTAGGACACCAGTTCGACAATTTGCAAGTTGTGTGCTAGTTGATAGTGACGATACGCTCGACAGTATTTTTTCTAGTGATATGGCAATTGGAAAATATATTGCACAGAGAGCAGGCATTGGCATTAACGCTGGTAGGATTCGTGGCGTTAACAGCAAGATTAGAGGTGGCGAAGTTGCACATACTGGCGTAGTGCCTTTTCTAAAAAAGTTTGAAGCTACTGTAAGATGTTGTACACAAAATGGTGTGCGTGGAGGTAGTGCAACGGTACATTTTCCTTTATGGCATCAAGAAATCGAAGACATTTTAGTCTTAAAAAATAATAAGGGCACAGAAGATAACAGGGTTAGAAAATTAGATTATTCTATCCAGCTCAACAAAACAATGTATGAAAGACTATTAGCTGGAGAACATATTACATTATTTTCTCCACACGATGTTCCAGATCTTTATGATGCATATTTTAGTGATACAGAACAGTTTAAAGAACTTTACGAAAAGTACGAGAGGGCAACCAGCATTAAAAAGAAAAAGATCGATGCGATGGATCTGTTTAGTGCTCTGATTAAAGAAAGAGCAGAAACTGGTAGAATTTATATCATGAATGTAGATCACTGTAACACCCACAGCAGTTTTACCGACACTGTCTACATGTCAAATCTATGCCAAGAGATTACACTACCTACTAAACCACTGCAGCATATTGATGATTGTGATGGAGAAATAGCATTGTGTATACTGAGTGCAATAAACGTTGGCATAATTAAAGATCTTGGCGATTTAGAAGAACTGTGCGATTTAGCTGTAAGAGGCTTAGAAGAAATTATTGATTATCAAAAATATCCTGTAAAAGCAGCAGAAATTGGAACAAAGGCACGTCGGTCATTAGGTATAGGTTATATTGGACTTGCACATTATCTAGCAAAAAATAAAATGAGTTATAGTGATCCAAATGCTGCTGTCCTAGTGCATGATTTAACTGAGGCATTCCAATACTATCTTTTAAAGGCAAGTAATAGGATTGCACAGGAAAAAGGTGTGTGTGATGGTTACAAGAAAACAAAATATGCAAAAGGCCTATTACCAATTGATACTTACAAGAATGATGTAGATACTATTGTTCCAAATCAACTAAAAATGGACTGGGACGATTTACGCAAACAAATAGAAATCTGGGGATTACGACATAGCACATTATCAGCACAGATGCCAAGCGAAAGCAGCTCGGTAGTGTCTAACGCAACAAATGGTATCGAACCTCCAAGAGGATTCTTATCAGTTAAGAAAAGTAAAAAAGGACCATTAAAACAAATAGTTCCGCAATACCAAAGTTTAAAAGCTTATTACACACTACTGTGGGATATGCCAGACAACCAAGGTTATATAAATATCGTAGCAGTGATGCAAAAATTCTTTGATCAGGCAATCAGTGGTAATTGGAGTTACAATCCTACACATTATCCTAATAACGAAGTACCAATGAGCGTTATGATCAAAGATTTAATTACAACCTACAAGCTCGGATGGAAAACAAGTTATTATCAGAATACATATGATTTTAAAATTGATCCAAATGATGTTGAAGAGAAAGAAGAAGAACAACTAATTACTCCAAAGTTAGAAATACCTGATGAGGAGTGTGAGGCATGTGCAATTTGAAAGGAAAAAAATGAAAACTGTTTTTAATAGAGATAAGATCGATTTTAGTAAACAACATATGTTTTTTGGTGCTGACCAAAATGTGCAGAGATATGATACTTTTAAATTTCCGCAGTTTGATAAATTAAATCAGACGATGTTAGGTTATTTTTGGCGTCCTGAAGAAGTAAGTTTACAAAAAGATCGTGCAGATTATCAAAATTTCCGACCAGAACAAAAACATATTTTTACTGCAAATCTAAAATATCAAACCCTACTTGATAGTGTACAGGGTAGAGGTCCTTGCCTAGCTTTCCTTCCATATGTATCACTGCCAGAATTAGAAGGATGTATTGTTACATGGGATTTCTTTGAAACGATCCACAGTCGATCTTACACTCATATTATGAAAAATGTATATGCAAATCCAGAGGAAGTATTTGATACAATACTAGACGACGAAATGATTATTAACCGTGCAAATAGTGTAACAAAATACTACGATGAATTTATGAAACTTGCACAACAATATACACACGATAAGTCGATTGACAAAAAAATCCTAAATAAAAAACTTTTCCTTGCAATGATGACTGTAAATATCCTTGAGGGCTTAAGATTTTATGTTTCATTTGCATGTACGTTCGGTTTTGGTGAATTAAAATTAATGGAAGGATCTGCGAAAATTATATCGTTAATTGCACGTGACGAAGCACAGCATTTAGCAATTAGCACACATATACTAAAACTATGGATGCAAGGCAAAGACGATCCTGCTATGCAACAGGCAGCAAAAGAATGCGAAGAAGACGTATATGATATCTGGCGAGAGTGTGTAGGCGAAGAAAAAGCATGGGCGGAGTATTTATTTAGGGATGGATCGATGATTGGACTAAATAAAACGCTGTTAGATCAATATGTAGAATATATTGCTAACAGACGGTTGAAAGCACTTGGATATGAAACAATATTTGAGCAACCTGTAAACACTAATCCTCTGCCATGGACAACACATTGGTTAAGCAGTTCAGGTTTACAAGTTGCTCCCCAAGAAACAGAAGTAGAGTCGTATATAATTGGCGGTATTAAACAAGATGTTAACAAAGACGTATTAAAAGGATTTTCATTATGATAGAAATTTTTGGAAAAAGTTCTTGTCCTAAGTGTCACCAAGCAAAAGTTTTCTGTGAAACTAGGAATCTAGATTACGAGTATAAGCAACTAGACAAAGATTTTACAAGAGAACAAATCTTTGAATGGTTTCCAGGCGCAAAGACTTTTCCACAAATTACCATTGACGGTAAAAGTGTAGGTGGGTGTGATCAAATGATTACATACGTAGAAACTATGAATTATCAAAACATTATGCACAAAGGATAAAATGTTAATAGAAGCACCTTATACAACAGGTGATGTAATATCGGTTAGACTTTCGTCAGGAGAAGAAATAGTAGGAAAACTACTAGCAGACGACACAAATACAATGAAATTAAAACAGCCACTTGCGGCAATGATGTCAGAAAAAGGATTAGCAATGATACCTTTTATGCTGACCGTTGATCCAGAAAAGGATTTAACCGTAAGTAAAAACCAAATAGTAATTACTGCAAAAAGTCACAAAGAAGTTGCAGATCATTACTTACAATCAACAACAGGAATAAGTTTAGGAGTATAAAATGACTTTACATGAACAAATAGTACATGCATATACAATGTATATGGCAGAAACAGCTACATTTGATGACAAAGGCGTAAAAGCAGCCGCAGCAAGGGCAAGGAAAGCTCTTGGTGACTTAGGAAAACTAACAAAAGATCGCCGAAAAGAAATCCAAGACAAAAAGAATGCGATGTAACATATGCCAGCAATAGCTAGAGTAGGAGATTCAGTACTACCAGGTTGTGGTCATGTAAGCACTATTGTGTCCGGTTCTGGAACAACCTTTGCAGATGGTATACCTGTTGCTAGGATAGGTGATTCAGTTACAGGACCTTATGTCGCTACAATAACGTCAGGATCAGGAACAACAAATGCAGACGGAATTCCTGTTGCTAGGATAGGCGACAGCACATTTGGAACTTGTCCGCTTGATCATTCGGGTGCTAAAGGTATACAACCCTTTGTAGGTAGTGGTGTAATCATATCAGGATCAGGAACCTCATTTGCAGATTAAAGGAAAAAAATGGCGCAAATTAAAGTACAAAAAAGAACAAGATTTCGTAAAAGGACTAGTATAGGAAACAGTGGCTATAGCCGTCCCAAGAATAAAGGAATTCGAAGGGCATGGAAAAGATATCGTGGACAAGGCAAATAAATACTTGACAAGGAGAAAATTATGTGTAATAATCCAAACTGTAACTGCGATCCGTGCAACTGCAAAGACTGTAAACCTAATTGCAAAGAGTGCGGTTGCTAACGTAGGAGATTAAGATGCGTGACGGTAAAAACTTGGCTATTTGGTTATTGTGTATGGCTATTATATACATATTAATTTGGTCAGCAGAAATTGCTTTACACGTACCTGATCTAAACTAATAACGATGACGCTGAACAAAAGCTGACCTTGGACGCCGGTTCGATTCCGGCCACCTCCACCACATACTTTCAACATACGGGGGTGTTCAGGCATTCGACAAGCAGTAAGTAGAGATGCTGAGTTATCCGGAGCAAGCTCGGTTAATGCAAGAAACCTTTATAAGTGCAAACGAAAATTTTGTACCTGGAGCATTTACTTCATTAGACATGTCAATGGCTAGTGAAGGTGAATTACTCGCAGCCTAATACGTTGTGAACTCCGCGGCATAGTCCACCGGGCAACAGAACGGACTATCCCTCCTGCTTTTTTGCTAAATACAAAAAGTTAGAAATTTAAGGAACAATAATGAAGCTAATCAAAACTATTTTTTCGTCTATTTTTTTGTTATTTTTGATACAGTTTCCTGTCCAAGCAGAATTACATACTGATACATACCTTGGTAATGGCAGGACTTTTGTAAACATTGATAGACATATTGTAAGAGGTGGTAAAAAATATCCACTGTTTTATACTTCAAAAGAAGATGTATATGCCTTTTCTTTTGATTATGTAGTTGCTGAAATGAAAAATATGGAAGTTGCGGAAACTATTGCAAAAAAATATGGCGTGGAAGTTACAATGTATCATGATCTAGATATTGCTCTTTTCATTGCAGATACACCTATGGCAGTAATGGACTTGTATAAACAATTACAAACAGAATCAATGATTGAGTATTTAGAATTAGCTTTATTTGAAGCACATCCAGATATGAAAAAATTTGTGGTACAAATTCCAGGATTAGAAACACCAATTGGAAATCCTATGTTATGGTTCACAAAATGGTAAGCAAGGGATAAAAAAATGCTAGCAAATGAAATTTTATTTGAAGAAAAAAAGATGTCACTTAAAGACGTTGGAGAATGGTTTCAAAACTATGATCACGGTGGCATGTTTAAACGTGGACGAAAAGGTTTAATTAAATCTCAAGTCAAAGCTGTTCAACAGTTTTTAAATGATAACGGATATAAGGCGGGTAAAGTAGATGGTTGGTATGGAAAAAACACCGCCAATGCTGTAAGAAAATTTCAAAAGAAAGAAGGTTTAAAACCAGATGGCGATGTTGGACGTAATACGCTGAAGGCTATGATTAATTTTGGAAGCGATGAATTAGACCCAACACCTGCTTCAGCAGAATTAAGTGGTGGTGATAATGACAAATTTCAAAAAAGAGAATACGACCCAGTTGATTATGGCAATATTACAGCATATATGGCAAACGCATTTGCCAAATGGTATAAGGGAGAGGATCCTAGATCGGCATTCCAAGTGCGGCCAGATATGCCTAAATCACTGAAAGTTGCTTTACAATCAACCATTGACTCACAACAAATGGATACGCATCAAAAATACAACGTAGGTAAACAAACTATCTATGCTGATCACAAAACTGTTGACAAGTATCTATACCATGCGAAAAGATACGCAAATGATCCTCCTAGATGGGTGCAAACCATTGCTCAAGCATTGAAGGACGCTGTTGACTACAGTAGACTTGATCCGAAGAAATCTGCAGAAGTAAGAGATGCACTTAATAATATGACATCTACCGATAGCAAGACTGCTCAACAAGCTCAGCCAAGCCAATCTGATTTATTAGCTAATGATGTAGAAAAAGCTAAAAAAGAAATAATGGATATGGAAAATAGCAGAAAAAGAGTAGGACTTAAACGAACAGATAAAATGTCTGCTTATCTGTCCACGTTTATGCATAGTAAGGATAACGAAGAAAAATTTCAAGCTTATCTGAACTATAAAAAAGCATCAGAAGAAATGATAAAGCAACAACAATTCGGAAGGTAAAATGCTAAGAAAAATTTTATTTGCACTAGGCGGAATGTTATTGCTTTCCGCTTTTACCAATCCCCAGTCTCTTGGTAGTCCAAATCTAAATGATTTATCTACTAAATCACTCAGTGACCTACTTCCAGCTGAAATTTATACTATCACTGAACCTGAACTAGATTGCCTTGCAAAAAACATTTATCACGAGGCACGCAATGATATGATGGCAGGACAATTTGCAGTGGCAGATGTGGTTTTAAATCGAGTACATGACAAGCGATACCCAAATGATATCTGTTCAGTTATATACGAAGGCCCTGTTTACGAATCATGGAAGACTAAACAAACACCAGATCCAAACGATGGTGTATTTCATCCTGTAAAAAATAAATGCCAATTTAGTTGGTATTGTGATGGCAAACCAGATGAGATAGACGATCAACGATCTTGGAAACAGGCCCAAGCAGTTGCATATATGTTATTGAGCAGGAATGTCATGCGTGGCATCAGCGAAGGTAGCACTCATTATCATGCTACATATGTATCCCCAAAATGGGCCCCTACTCTATACCCAATTGGTAGGATTGGAAAACACCGATTTTACAAATGGTTGTAAAAAATACTTGACACATTGAACATATGTGTTATTATATACTTAAACCTTAACCAAATAGGAATTATGAAGAAACTATTTATTGCTGCTGTGGTAGCAACACTTGCGGCCTGTGGCGGCGGAACAACAACTGTAAAAGTTGCGACACACAAAGAATATGTACAACCAGACTGGTATCAAAATTGTAAAGATATTGGTACAGAATCATCTGGTTGGAAATTTTGGGAATCTACTACTTACTATTATAGTTGCGGTAGCAGCTCAAGTGGGTTTGAATCTGCAGCCCATATCAAATCATTACAAATTGCAAGACGTAATTTAGCAGACAGGATTAATGGCGAAATTTCAAGTGGTAGCAAAATCCGCATGAATGACATTGGCACTGAAAGCGAAATGCGCTCGGAAACTGAGACAGAAATGCTTATCGTAAATAAAATTACAGATACAGCCCTGCTACACTATTCTGAAACTGAACATTATAGTTACAAAATGGGAGGAAATTACCACTCCTTTACTATGATTAAACTTAGTAAGGAAAATGTAGACGAGATGATAGAATATGCTCAGAGACGTAAAGCAGAGAAAAATGCTACCATGCCTCAA